CTCCGCAAGGAGATTGCAAGCCCTAAGGGACTCGTCACTCCAGCACGAGATATCCACGGTGGGCCGCCCGCCGAAACGGGGGTCCATCTCCGCGCCGCCCCGAGATTCGACTACGACATACGGCAGATTTGCCGCCATGTCGGATTCAATCTCCGCGCGGACTCGAACCGAGCTGGGCAGGGCTGATCTAAGAACACTAATCACCAGACCATCAGCATCCGGCAGCATCACTCAAAAGCCGCCCTTCCCATAATGTTTGCGCCCGGTACCCACTTACCGTCAGGTGTGAAGTGGCCGTACTCGAACGCCACTGCGCCGTCGCCCTGCTTTCTGCTGCGGGGACTTCCGTCTGTGAGCTCTACGAAGTAGTCAGTCTTGCGGCCCTTGCGGACCGTGACTCTCATCTTCCCCGTGTCCCGGTGCTGAGCCAGGAATACGGACGCCGAGAACTGGATAATCTCAGCCTCGCGGCGTACCGCATCCCGGACATACACGCGCCGGGCAAGCCATGCGTCAGTGCCTTTCCGGACGTAAGCCATTACAGCCCCCTAGCCCGGATACGGAACACGGAGTGCGTGGTGGTCTCAGATCCGTTCTGGCGCTCTGGCTCACCAACGACGTCCCAATCCCTATCGAGCCAGCGAACCCGTGCCCACGGGCCAACTGGGGCCCCGGAATGACGAACGGTGCGGACCCGGTAGACGGTCTCTACAGACTGGCCAGACACGGCTAGCTCGTCGGAGGCCTCCGAGTTCACGGGTTGAACCGACGCCCGGACGGCCGTCCCGGTGGGGGACGGCTTCCAGGTCTTACCGCCGTAGCCGTCGTCAACCTGAATCATCGGGAAGATAACGACCGTTTCCCGGCCCTTGTTCAGTAGAGACATCCGCAACCCCCGTACCACGGGATCACCGAGACGGGGTTGCCTTCGCTGTCGACCACGGTCGGGACCCATCCGCAACGGCAAGGGTGCGCGCGACGCGTAGTAGTGACAGTGAAGAGGCCCTTTCGCTTCCCACCGAGAGACTGGAGAATTTCTTGCTCCGGCTCGGTGAAATAGACCCAGTCCCCGAGGGTCTCGTCATCCCGGCGGTACGTGTAGTCACCGTCGGTTTCGGAAAGGAATCCCTCGGGGTTTTCCAGGGCACGCTTAGCAGACTTCAGGACGAGACCAACAACCACGGGCGGTGCCGTGGAATCCTGGCTATCTTCGTCAACCCAGGTGTTTCCGGCGTAGTGCCGGGCCAGGTCGGAAGCATCCTGAAGGGCGGCCGTAGCCCGGTCGAAATCCGGGCCACTCTCGTCGTAATCCTCACCGGTCCTCGCTTCCAACTGGTCAACAGAAGCTATCAGCGGAAGCGTCATAGGAAGCCCTCTCAGCTAGCGTCGTCAGACAGCGTGATAGCGACAGCCCGGTTCGCGTCCAGCGTCTCGGCACCCACGAAGGTGTCAACGACGCTCTGGTCCTCAAGCTGCAACGGGTTGTAGTGCTGAATCCAGCGCAGAGCGAAACCATCCTGGGAAACAACCGCGCTCTTGGCGGCGCCCTCAGGCTGACGCGACGGACGAGTCACGTGGGTAAACGCGTCCTTGTGGTACGCAACCGCGAAGTCGTCCGGCAGGGCCGGGTCCTCAACCACGTTGAAGCCACGGATACGACCGATGGTCGCCTCCCGAAGGGCCCCGCCGTTGTCGGCCGAGCGGCCGGCGTCGGTGAGCTGTTCCAGGTCCAAGATCATCGCGGCAACCTCGGTGCCCACGGCCAAGGTCCGGTCCTGGAACGGAACGGCGCGGTCGTTGAGGACCTTACGCGCGCGGGTGATCTTCGCGAGGATGTTCTCAGCGGTCGCGCCATCCGTAACGCCGTCGACCGGCTCGATCGCGGTCATCTCGGCCACCAGCGGCGCGTACAGCGCGTCGACCACAGACTGAGCCTGAGGCAGCAAAACCTGCTGCTCCAGGGACGCCAGGGTGAACGTAGCGAAGTCGTCCGGAAGACGGACCGCGTTGTACACCTGGGTGTCCATCGAAACCGGGATGTAGGTCTGCGCCAGGTCGTTAAAGCTGATCGCAGTGCGGGCCGCGCGCTCGGTCGGGCCGTAGGTGTTGGCCTCACCGGCCGAGATCGGGCGGAGAACGTTGATGGTCGCGCCGCGACCGGGGACGAACTCCTGCGAGAAGTCCTGGCGGACAGTGCGCGGGAGCACGGACAGCCACCGCAGAGCGGCCAGAATGCTACGCGCCGCCTGCGCAGGGGTGTAAAGGTTGTGCGCCATTACGGCGATTCCTTCCTCTTGATTTCATAATGCCGCTACGACATAACTGTCCGTGCGGACGCTTACTATCGCCCCATCATCCGAGCGGCGATTTTGTTCAGGTCGGTGTCCTCCGGCTCAATCTCCGGATTCGAACCGCCTTTGAGGTTCTCTCGGGGCTTGCCCGGAACCCTCTTCGCGGGGGGCTCAGTGCCCTTGAACGCGGCAATCAACTCGTCAGCGTCAGCTTCCAGCTCCTCAATCGTGGAACCAACCAGACGTGCCGCTTGCTTTTCGGTGAGACCCTTAGCCAGCGCGACGCGCAACCGGTTAGCGTCGGCGGCCGACTTCTTCAGAGCGTCGAGCTCCTCCCGGAGCCTCTCCGTCTCCGACTTCTGAGAATCTTCAATCTCCTTAGCCTTGTTGGCCAGGGGCTCAAGTTCCTTCAGTCGCTTACGAAGGTTGGCAGCCTCAGCGTTAACCTTGGCGATCTTCGCCTTAGCGCGCTCAGCGTCGAATTCCTCGGTCTCCTCGGTGGCCTCCGGGGCCTCGACGGTTTCCTCGGTCTCAGTAATCTCGTTCTCAGGCATTTTGCCCTCCCTGGGGCGCTAGGAGCCGCCACCAGGGCGACTGGATTCAATCAATTTGCGGAACTTGTTAATATCTCCGCCTGCCTTCTTCCAGAGATTCTCGTATTCGCGAGCTCTGCCGGGCCACTCTGAACCCTTGAAGACAGGTTCGACGGTGCAGCCACAACCGTCGTGGTACTTCCCGCCACCCTCCGCGTAGAAGGCTGATCTTCCGGTCTTATACGCCGGACCGCGTGAAGCCAACATCGCGCAGAAATAGCAGGGGTCCCCGTCGGTCACTCTGGCGTAACCGAGGGCGATTTCGTCCTTATCAACGTCGGCGTAGAGGGCGTCTCTGCCGCCGTTAAGGACGTGTCTGCTAGCGGAGCGAGAGGCAGCCACCAGGGCTTCTCTGTTCGCTCGCTGAGCTGGAATACCGTTAGACAGGTGCTCTTTAATCCGTACCGGACCGGTGACCGTCAGGGAGCCTCTTACCTCCGGGGGGAGGTCCTTGACAATCAGCCGGGGCTGTTCGAACGGTGTGCCGATCTCGACATTGCGAAATCGGGAGTAGTAATCGTGGGATAGGACGGCCGAGTCATAGCGGAAATCTCGTATCAGGCCAAGCGAAATCTCCATCCAGGGAGCGGACGTTTCGTCCAATCGCGAGATATCCAGTTGCGGCCAGAGCGCAGCAAATTTCCGGAGGAACCGAGAGCGCAGTTTGAGTTGCGCTACCCGGTGCCTCTCGGTAAGTGTGCGCCCGGCCGTAGAAACGGCCACGGCTTACGCGTCCAGGGACGGGCGGCTCTGCCGCGCCTCATCGCGGAGAAGCTGGGCCATCGGATCTGAATCCCGGTTCTGCCGGAACTGCTCCCGCCACTCTTCGACGTCCGCCTGATCAATGCCCGGGATTTTGCCCCAGAGCGATTGAACCGGGACCTGGAGCATTTGCGCGGCCTTACCCAGTGCGTCCACTGCTTGCGACAGGGACCGAACCTCGGTGTCCTGCCACCCAACGGAGGCGTCCGCGTCCGATGCGGCCAGCTCGTCACCTTCCAGGGACGCGGCCAACTTGAGCATTTGGTTGTGGCTCTTCCCGAACGACTTCTGTCGCTCGTAAACCTTCTGCGCCAACCCGGCTCTCGCTGCCGCGATGCCCTCCGCATTCAGGTTTGCGAGCTGGCCCGTAAGGGCGTTGGTCGGCGTCTGAGATACAGCCGCCAGAGACTCGATATCCGTCTTCTCAGCAGCGATGATGCCCTCCAGGGGCGTTTCGTCTAGCGTGCCGAATTTGGTATCGGGATCTGAGGCAACCAGCAACTCACCCTGTCGGAGAAGCAACTCAACGGCGCGCTGCTCGGATTCATCTTCCGGCTGGGCCATACCAGAGACCGTGCGCACTTTCCAGGAATTGAAGTGCTGAATCAAGAGTCGGTCAAATACCGTCTTGTTCACCCGGGCGGCCGTTCCGATCAAGGGCTCGACCTCTCCGACCGTGCGGCCGTCCAGGTCCAACATGTTGGTGTACCGCACCGCTGGCGTGTGGCCCACGTTGTGCACGTCGTAGCCCGCGTACACCAGTCTCCCATCGTGTGTTTCGATCCGGTGCCTGAGCTCGTCGTCGTACACGTAGAACGAACCGCCGCCAATCGACTGGAGCGCGAAGAGCGGCCAGTCATCCCAAGCGGGGTCGTCCCAGACAGTGACCATTTTGCGCGGAGAAACGCCCTTGATTACCGCTGTCGGCTTGCCGGGCATGA